TTGATACAGGCTTTGATGCTAAGGTCTTAACTTTCATTTGATTCTCCTAAGGTTGAATGATGTGGACAGGCTGTCCACTTGGGTTGGTACTGCTTATAATCTCTCCAATATTGCAAGGGCTCTCGCTATATTCTGCGACGCCTCTGTTACTAACGCCTCTCGCTCGTCACCATTAGGTAGTAAGTGAAAGCATATGACTGTCGTGTGACCGAGAGCGTTGTTCAAATCGCTTAGCGCACCTAGTAATGGTGGTGCTTTGGTTATGTCTAGCATGGTGTTACTCCTTTGGTTAGTGGTGGGTGTTGATATCGCTGTAGTCATCTAATGCGTAGCGCTTGGCTTGCTCTATGTCTGTGGCTAAGAGGTCTACCCCTTCGCCTGTGCTTAACTCTACATAGAACCAAGACTTGCCCTCGATTTCAATAGCGTCTTCGTCTATCTCGTGTGGGTGTAGTGCCCTAGCGAATACAACTGATGTGTTCATTTGATTCATTTAATTCTCCTGTGGTCTTGGGCTTAACATACGGCAAGAGCCGTCTAGAATGTCCCACAATTGTTGTGCTTCTGCTAGTCCGTAGACTGACGTTGTACTGATTGCACAGGTTAGTGGGTTTTGTTGCATTAAACAGAAACTGATTTTAAACATGATGATTCTCCTTAGTTGGTTAGATTTGACAGGATTGGGAACAGCAGTAAACCCTCGCCCTCTCGCCAATCCTGTGGGTTTGATTAAACAGCGAGTAACTTAACGAGTCTGCGTAACTCTGCTTTGGTGAAGTCAGCCTGTAGTTTCTTGGCTCGTTGTGCTACTCTGTCCACTTGCTTACTCGTGGTTGATGTGGACACTCTGTCCACAGGTAGAACCCTACGCAAGAACTTACTCTCGGCTGAGTCTCGTTCGAACCCAAGCACGCCAGTCTTAAGCATGATGGGCTTGGTCTTATACAACTTACCAACAAGCGTTGCAACATGGTTGCGTATCTCAACCCGAACTTCAATCGTGGCTTTGTCGTACATGGGCTTGAACTTGGTAATCTCTGCCTTCCAGTCCTTGCCTGCGTTGAACAGGGTAACGATTGAAGTGGATACAACTGATAACTGCTTTTGAATAGTAGCATTCATTTGGTAGTACTTTCTGTGCATAGCACATAGGCGTTGTGTGGACAGCGTGTCCACAAACAACAAAGCCAAGCGAAGTGGCTTGGCAACACACTAGCAATTCCTTACTAGATAACTCTATTATAACATATGGTATCATTCTACTATATATAATTACCTGTCTGTTCTACCCCACCACTCCCCCACCAACCTGTATACATAGCATATAGGCTCTCCCCCAATATCACTATTCCTTAGCCACTCTACAAAAAAATGTCAAATTCTGTAAAAAATCAAGAGGGCCTATAAAATTTTATAAAAAAATTACCTTAACAGTGTCAAATTTTAGACAACTACCCATAAAAAAAGCCCTGACAGATGTATCAGGGCTAAAGACTACCAAAGGAAAAGCAAATGAGAAAGCACTTGCCTAGCCAGTATACCAAATATTTAAAAACAATGTTACAATCAATCCATACGCGAACCCACCGCGCAAAAAAGAGAGGTCAATTTGTTATTAGGGCACTTAGTAGAAGCAAACGAAGCAGATTTTATACCCGTTCCAGAAACGGACAGACCCCCTTTGACCCCCCTCAACAAGATTTCCGCATCACAAACGCTCAACGCCCAGATAAATACGGCGGACTGGCTTAAAGAAATAACCAGCGAAGACGATACTATAGTATCTAAAGCCCAAGAGGCAAAGGCCGCAGAAGCTTTCTCTGCCTTAATGAACGCCGACCCAAACGCACAACAAAGTTTATTAAATTTACAGATACCAGAAGAAATTAGGTCCACCGTGGCTATGGTTAGTGCTTATCAATGGCGGTTTATTGAGCAGGCAGAAGAGATTAGATCGATGGCGGTAACTAAAATTGTCAAAGAAACTGACCACCCTGATGCCCGGATACGTTTAAAAGCGCTAGAGATGCTAGGCAAGGTAACTGAGATTGCGCTATTTACAGATAGAGTATCGGTTAAGACTGAAGATATTACGGATGAAGAGTTAGAGAAACGTATTAAGGAGAAACTTGGTAGGTTTATGGGCAAAGCGAACATTGTTGATGTTGAACCTACAGAGTTAAAGGATACAGATAGTGCTAAGTCCTGAAGAACTACAAGCAGCACAACGTGCGCTACCGCACATGACTAAAGCTGAAAAGCTAAAGTTTTTAGAAGACTTGGAAGAAACGGAACGCCGTAATGAAGTTGACTTAGCTAAAGATGATCCGATCGAGTTTGCTAAAAGAATATACCCAGGGTTTAAAGTTGGGCCACAACATAGACGCCTATCTAAAATATTTCAAGATGTAGTGGATGGTAAGAAGAAACGCGTAATTATTAATATTGCACCACGTATGGGAAAGTCGGAGTTTAGTTCCTATTTATTTCCGGCATACTTTCTAGGTAAATACCCTGAGAAGAAAATCATCATGGGAACTCATACAGCGGGTTTGTCAGAAGATTTTGGACGGCGTGTTAGAAACATGTTAGAGAGCGAGGAGTACCATGAGATATTTCCAAACACGGTTATCGCGGATGACCAGAAGGCTGCGGGCAAGTGGAGTACTGGAGCAGGTGGGCAATATTACGCCGCTGGTGTTGGCGGGGCTCTGGCCGGTCGTGGCGCTGATTTATTTGTTATTGATGACCCCCACTCTGAACAGGACGTAAAGTCTAACTCACGCTTAGCGTTTGATACTGCTTGGAGTTGGTTTCAGACTGGACCACTGCAACGTCTCATGCCGGGTGGTGCCATTATAGTAATTATGACTAGGTGGTCTCTACTAGACCTTACTGGTAGACTTTTGGATTATCAGATTAAAAACCCTAACACACTGCCTTGGGAACTGGTAGAACTACCAGCCATACTGAACGAAGATACTGAAGATGAGAAAAGTCTTTGGCCAGAACAGTGGCCTCTGGAAGCGTTAAAGAATACAAAAGCGTCGATCGATCCAAGATATTGGAACGCTCAGTATATGCAGAACCCAACAGCAGACTCCGCTGCGATTATCGGTAGAAAAGACTGGATGGTGTGGGAAGGTGATGACCCGCCTAAATGTGAGTATGTTATACAGTCTTGGGATACGGCATTTGAAACTAAGACGACAGCCGACTATTCGGCGTGCACAACATGGGGTGTATGGTATAACAACGAGGATAAAAACCAGCCAAACATTATTCTCCTTGATGCGTTTAAAGACAGGATGGCGTTTCCAGATTTAAAGGCAACGGCGCTTAAGCACTATAAGGAGTGGCAGCCTGACGCGTTCATAGTGGAGAAAAAGGCAGCGGGAGCTCCGCTGATTCAAGAACTAAGACGTATAGGTATCCCTGTACAAGAATTTACACCGTCGCGTGGTAATGATAAGATAGTGAGACTTAACGCAGTTGCTGATTTATTTACTAGCGGTAAAGTATGGGCGCCTGATACAAGATGGGCTAGAGAAGTGGTAGAAGAAGTTGCCAGTTTCCCAGTGGGCGAGCACGATGACTATGTAGATACGGTATCACAAGCGTTGCTTAGGTACAGACAGGGTGGGTTCATTAGCTTGGACTCGGATGAGAAAGATGATCAATATTTTAGGGCGCGAAGAGCGGCATACTACTGATGACTACACAGAAACATATGGGCAAAGGCGTGTTGTTAGAAAGACTAACTTCACAGATGGCAGCGCAAAGTAACCCACCGAAAGACCCGGAAGCTGCTGCTAAAGCGGTTCTTATTGCCAGAGGCCATATGAAAGAAGATGGCACGTATACTAAACAAGGCGAAGCACGTAATAACATGACTGCTGAAGAGCGGGCCAAAGATAGAGCGTCTAAGAAAACAGGAGCTCCAGCTAGCTCATTCGGGTACAACCCCAAAACTAACACAGCAAAAAGGAAATAATATGGCAGTCGATAAATCACTTTATGCAGCACCCCAAGGACTAGAAGCTCTAGCGGACGAACCAGATATTGAAATTGAGATCGATGACCCAGAGGCGGTGCATATATCCGCCGGTGATATGGAACTAGATATTGAGTCCGATGGCGAAGATGAGTTTAACCAGAACCTAGCCGAGGTAATGGACCCAAGCGATATGGAGGGCTTGGCTAGTGATTTAAATGATGATATTCAGAACGATATTGACTCCCGCAAGGACTGGGAGAAGATGTACAAAGAAGGTATTACGTTGCTCGGTTTAAAGTTTGAAGAGCGCACTGAACCTTGGGATGGCGCTTGTGGTGTATTCCACCCGATGATTACTGAAGCAGTTGTTAGGTTCCAGTCAGAGACAATAATGGAGACGTTTCCGGCAAGAGGCCCAGTTCGTACTAGTATTGTTGGTAAAGAAACCCCTGAGATTAAAGCAGCCGCTCAACGGGTAGAAGAGGACATGAACTACCAGCTTACGGAAAAGATGCCGGAGTATCGATCAGAGCATGAAAAAATGCTGTGGAACTTGCCAGGAGCGGGCTCAGCGTTTAAAAAGGTCTACTATGATCCGAGTTTGGAGCGCCAAGTTTCCGTATTTGTACCCGCTGAAGACATTTTAATTCCGTACGGTACAAGCGATATTACTGTCTGCCATAGAATTACGCATAGAATGCGCAAGACAAAAAACGACCTGATTAAATTAATGCATGCTGGCTTTTACAGAGAGGTTGAGCTTGGAGAACCCCAGAAATTTTATACGGACATTCAAGATAAGAAGGACAAAGAAACTGGGTTTTCAGCATCCTACGACGATAGATTTGAGCTCTACGAGATACATGTGGACCTTGACCTGCCCGGATACGAAGACAAGGTTGACGGGGAAGAAACGGGCATTGCGCTTCCATATGTAGTCACAATGTTGCGTGGAAGCAACGATATTTTATCAATACGTAGAAATTGGAAAGAAGATGACCCAGTCAAACTTAAACGACATCATTTTATTCATTATCAATATATCCCCGGCTATGGCGCTTACGGTTTCGGTTTATTTCATTTGGTTGGCGGGTTCGCTAAAAGCGCTACTAGTATTATGCGCCAGCTTGTTGATGCTGGCACACTGTCTAACTTACCGGGTGGATTAAAGACCCGTGGATTACGGATTAAAGGAGATGACACTCCGATCGCTCCTGGCGAATGGCGCGATGTAGATTTGGGTAGTGGCAACATGAGGGATAACATTCTTCCTTTGCCTTACAAAGAACCATCTGCAACCTTGTATAACTTGTTGGGGACAATTGTAGAAGAAGGACGTAGGTTTGCTGCTACTGGCGACTTAAAGATTTCCGATATGAGCAATCAAGCGCCTGTGGGTTCTACGCTAGCTATTTTAGAAAGAACTTTAAAAGTCATGTCCGCCGTGCAAGCGCGCGTTCATTTTGCTCTAAAACAAGAGCTACAGCTATTAGCAGAGGTAATACGAGACTATGCACCAGAAAAATACGAGTATGATCCTGAAAAAGGTGGGCGCAACATTAAACAATCTGATTATAATCGGGTGGATATACATCCTGTTTCCGATCCTAATGCTGCCACTCTTTCACAACGAGTTGTACAATACCAAGCTGTTATCCAGCTATCACAAACTGCTCCTCAAATATACAACCTACCACAGTTACATAGGCAGATGTTAGAAGTACTAGGTATAAAGCATGCGGACAAACTAGTCCCGTTGCCAGAAGACCACAAGCCTACAGACCCTGTAACAGAAAACATGAGCGCTCTAAAAGGCGAACCGTTAAAAGCATTTATTTATCAAGATCACGAGTCTCATATTGCAGTGCACCAAGCAGCTATGACTGATCCGATAGTACAACAGTTAATTGGCCAAAACCCACAAGCTCAACAAATCATGGCATCAATGCAGGCGCATATCGCTGAGCATGTTGGGTTTGCTTATAGACAGAAGATCGAGAAGGCGTTGGGTGTTTCCTTACCTAATCCTGAAGATACTCTACCGCCAGAGATTGAGAATCAAGTTAGTCGTCTCATGGCGCAAGCTGCTGGGCAAGTTTTACAGGAAAGTAAAGCGCATGTGGCTCAACAACAAGCCCAACAGAACCAGCAAGACCCAATTTTGCAGATACAAATGCAAGAGTTGCAGCTTAAACAGCAAGAATTAGACATTAAAAAGAAAAAAATGATGGCCGATGTTGCCGCTAAAGCCGATGAAATTCATTTAAAACAGATGGAAATTATGGACAAAAATAGAAACGAGCAAACTAAATTAGGTATGCAAGCCGGTAAAGATAAGCAAAATACGCAGTTAGAGGGCGCTAGACTGGGTGTTGATGTTGCTAAACACAAAGCACAAATGCAAGCACAAGTTAAATCAAATAAAGGAAATGAATAATGTCTAATGAAGCATACAGTTTTGTTGATGCCCTAAGAAAAAAAATTAGAGAAGATATGAATAATTACGCTGACGACTTGGCAAGTGGTCAGTGCGGAAGTTTTGAGCTTTACCGAGAGCTCTGTGGGGTGATACGAGGTCTAGCCCTAGCAGAGCGCCACTTACTTGACCTCGCAGACATATTTCAGAAAGAAGATAACGATGAGTGAATCCATCGCAGTGCCCACACAAGGTTTAATCCTTCCACCGGGAGTAAAAACAGCCCCCGCTCCTGCGCAACCAACAGTAGATGAAGAGTATGAAAGCGCCATTCAAAAAGCCAAATCTATGCCTTCTCCAAGTGGGTTTAAGATTCTTTGCGCTTTAGTTGAATCAGGGGATACTTACGAGAGCGGCTTGGTTAAAGCAGATGAGACAAAAAAGGTTGAAGAACTGACCTCTCCTGTTTTGTTTGTAATTAAACTTGGCCCAGATGCGTACAAAGATGAGCAAAAGTTTCCGTCAGGCCCATGGTGTGCAGAAGGTGATTTTGTTATCACCAGAGCGTATACCGGTACAAGGATGAAAATCCACGGCAAAGAATTCCGGATTATCTATGATGATCAGGTTGAAGGTGTAGTAGAAGACCCCCGCGGAATTTCCCGCGCTTAATAGGAGATGTAAATGAGTGATGGCTACAAATTCCCAGATGAACTGGGTTTGGATGGAAATTCCAAAAATGAAGTCGATATCAATGTCGATGCTGAGACGGACATAGATATTGTTATTGAAGATGATACCCCCGAACGGGATAGGCGCGCGCAACCTTTAAATCGTGAAGTAGAAGACCCAACCGATGAAGAGATTGAGCAATACAGTAAGTCTGTTCAAGCAAGAATTAAAGAACTAACTCATGCACGTCACGATGAGCGTAGGGCTAAAGAGTCTTTGGCTAGAGAAAGAGACGAGTTAGAAAAGCTAGCGCAGTCTGCGATTGACGAAAATCGTAGGTTAAAACAGTACGTTCAGTCTGGTGAAGCTTCTTTTGCTGAGACGTTAAGAGAGAAAGCTGAAGCAGAACTTGAGATGGCAAGACGTAACTATAAGGTTGCGGCAGACTCTTACGACTCTGATGTAATGCTTGAAGCGCAAGAAAAATTAACAGAAGCTAAATTAAAATTAGAAGCTGCGAAAAATTTTAAGCCAACCCCTTTACAAAACGATTCAAATAATGCAACAATAGAAGCACAGATACAACAAAAACCGAGACTTGACGAAAAAACCTTGCGCTGGCAAGCAAAAAACCAGTGGTTTGGGGCGGACGGTTTTGAGGAAGTTACCAGCTTTTCATTAGGGCTGCATCAAAAACTAGTGAATTCGGGTATTGACCCGCGCAGTGACGAGTATTACGAGCAAATTGATGCTCGCGTGAGAAACAAGTTCCCGGAAGTGTTCGGTAAAAC